ACATTCTTAATCTTTGGATCCATAATGTTGACTAACATAAACTTTGATTTCTTCATAGTCTTTTCTGCAACAGGTAAATAGAAATCATCACGCCACTTCTCGTACTCGTTGAATTTAAACCACGATTGATTTTCTTCTTTCTCACCACCTTTATTATATTGTTCAGTACTAAAGTATGGTGGACTTGTAAAGGCACAATCTATATCTGGTAATTCATCATAAGGTAAATCTTCTGCACCACAATTATATATCTTAACTTTTTTATTAGGAAAGAATTTGCTATACTCTTCAATCTGTTTCATATATTGTTTATATGTGTTAGGGTTTGGGTCGCAACCATAATACTCTTCTGCATTACTACTAAAGAAACCTGCAAGTCTATCGCCCCAACCACAAGAAGTATCTAGTACCGTTCTTGCCTTTGTCATATCATATAAAGTTTTTGCAACAACAGGTTTAAATTGTGTTGCAATATATGTACCTAATCTAAAGGCACTCATATATGTACCTTCTTTTAAATGTCGTTCACTATTAATACCACGCCAGATAGGACCTAGACAACGCCATATATCTTTAGGTGTGCCATTCTCCCATACATCAATAGGTGCTCTAAAACCATAACTACTACAATTCAATCTTAAATGTTGATGAAAATAATTAGATGATACATTGTAAGTTGATGGAGCGTCAATCAAACCTAAACCATATCTTTTAAAGTCATATTCATAGTCATCATATTTTTCAAATACTTTTTTCTCAACTTGTTCTACTGGTTTACATATCTTTGAAGTGTCAAACTTTGATAGACCAATAATACTTTGTCTCATATCTTCATATGATATTTGTTTCAAAGGAAACTTTGGTCTTTCAGTAGCAATGTATTCTGAAAGTAATTCTCTAAATCGTTCTTTACCTAGTTCTTCTGTCCATCTATCAAACTGGATAGTGTCCATAATAGGCAAACCATTTTCATCAGCGTATTGTTTAAGGTCTAGTATATTCATTGTTCCACATTATTAAAATTAAAATTATTGGTAAATAAACGATTAATACAAAGAGTATACTATAAAAAAACTGCATTGTCAAGCACCTATTCAAATCTTTCTAATGGACCTTTACTAATAAAGGTTTTATCTTTTAACTGATTTTGTGTTGATTTTTTAACATCTGTAATTAGTTTTAATATTGTTTTATTATTAATTTCAGTATTACGATTTAGTCTTTCTCTAAAGTCTGAAAATTCTAAATTAAAATAATCTTTTAGAAAGTCTTTACCTAATACAACATTTGCACCAAGTTTTTCCCACACTTTTATATTACCGGCACCTTGTGGTTCAAATAAGGTAACCACTATATTATCTATTTTAAAATCACTAAATTTTGATTGTAGTTCTTCACATATTTTTCTGTTACCATCAATATCATTTGGTATACCTTTACCACTAGTTCTATCTGCTCTTATTTTAATTTCAGCATTAGTGATAATTTTATCATTTGCATTGTAGATAATAATATCTGGTAGTTTACCAGCAATCATTTTCTTATCTTTGTTTATCCAAATGCCTTCATCTTTACCTTTAAACTCATAATAATTACAACATTGAACATCACTACGATTATCTAATATAAAATCTCTTAATTCTTTTTCTATATTAGTACCATATGCTACCTGTGTACTAGATAAGATATGAAAGAATTTTGTTAGTGGTAAGTTATTTGTTAAGAAATATATAGGACTACTAGTAAAGTATTCCTCGTTTTTATCTAAATTTTTTGTTTCAATTATCATACTTCGTCAAGCACCCATACCTGGCCAACCTTCACTTAATCCAAGGTCTTCCCATTTAGTATTACTCTCTTGTACATTTAGGTAAGGATAGTTACCATTCAGTAATTTATATTCGTCTACATAACTCTTTTCAATCGTATGATAATCTACACTAATGTAATGCTGTTGATAGTCGCCATTCATCTTCTGAATTTCAACTCTAACTTGTGGTAGATTATAGTAATAAACTTCTATTGTTTTACCTGCTTTGACTTGTTGATTGATATAGTTCCATACTGCATAAGTTCTTTTAGAATTACCTTCTCTAAAACCACCTAGATAAGCATTGATTGTACCTTCAATACCACCTTTAGTTTGACTACCACCAATCTTAACTATTGTATCATCACAAGTAATAATGTATATTTTGCCACAAGAATTTTGTCGTTCTTGTTTTGATACTGCAAACTTAACTTTCAATGCTACTTCTGGTAGATGTACATAACCTGGGTCTTTATATATCTGTCCTAAACATAACCAGTTGTCTAGTTTTAATTGTTGAATTTTGTTTTTCTTTTTATATCCTAATTGTTCAGCTAAAGCATTCATACTTCGTTCCCCCAACTATCCCAACCTTCTCTCTTCTGTCTTGCAAAGAGTTCAATGTACGGACCGTTTAATAAGTTTTCAATATGTGTATACATTATATCTGGTTTCTTACTATGTCGTTCTCTTTGTGATACGACTAATTGTGGTACTGCTTTAGATTGTCTTTTAGGTTTACCTTTAGTTGCAAGTAAACACATTTCAGGATTACCTCTAGTCCAATATCCTAAACCTGTAAAGAAACCTAGTTTGTTCTTATTTGTTTTTGCCCAAGTAAATCCTACCGTCTTATACTGAAAACCCCAGGCGTCTATTACATCAAATGCTAAATCTAAACTATGGTCAACAACCCACATCAATAAAGTACAATTGTCATCTGCAATATCTTTTACTGGTAAGTCTGTTATATCTTTAAGTTCTAAAGTCTGATAGTGTTGACTAGGATTTCTGTCATCACCTTTCGGACTAAACGATTTAAAAGACCACGGTGGGTCTGCATAGATTACACTATACTTTTTTTTCGGTAAGTTTATACTCAAAATTTTGCGTCTCTTTGTTAATTAATATTTGTTTCGCACCATTACGAATATGAAAGTGTGTTGCCATAGGTGTAAGAGGTGATAGTGTTACCACTCTTTCAATATGATTTGCTTTTGCATATTCTAATACCTTATTAATAATCTCTTTACCTGCACCTCGTTTACGAGACCATACCGTATATGCGATTGCATTTCGTTTCTCGTTTTTTAAGTCTGCAAGTTCAGACATCATATCTAACTCTTTTATAGTTGTAGGAATATCATTTGTAAACGCAATACAAATAATGCCTTCAATCTCTTCATTATATTTTAAACCAAATATCTTTCTACCTTTAGTAATACGCCAACCTAATGTTAGTTCAGGTCTTACTGGATCCTCTGATACATCAATGTCATCTAACTCTACTAGTTCAGTTCCATTAACCCATCTAAAAAAATTATCTGTCTTATCTTTAAAAAATTTCATCTTTAACTCATAGTTGCTATTTTAATTAATATACAAGATAACAAAAACGCTGGTGTTGTAATTCTTGTATATGCTATTGTTCTTCCAAGATTGTAACCAATCAATAAACATAACCATATCGTAAATAAATCGTATGGCATTATCCGAAAAATTGTTCCAAACTTGCTTGTGGTTCAGCGTGCCAACCTATTGCACCAAGAATAAATCTCATTGGGTCTAGGAATGTTTTTTCAAACTGCACCTCATAATCTATATAGTCTTGCAACTTAAACTCTCTAGGTAATGTGGACAAGTAAGCACACACATTAAACTTGAAAGGATTAGGTTCTTTCAACAATATAAATTTTATTTTATCACCTTCTTGTATCAATGGATACCTGTGGTCTAAATTCTGATTCTTCAAGTGCCAATTATAAATCAAACTACCTTTGATATGAATAGGTGTACCTTTGATGAATATATCACTTGATGATGAGTACTTTCTCAAATTATTACAACTTCTAGGAAATGCAATCTGCTCAGGTTCGTATTTCTTATAAGTCTCTTTGAAATCTGAAATATAATTATGTAATGCGTCTTCGTCTTTATTCATAATCAATCTGATTGCTTCTTTAATTGCAATACGACAAACTTCTGGTGTTGAAGATTTTACTGCTTCAATACCCATAATCTTTAGTTTAGGTTCTTCAAAACGGAAACCTTCTTCATCTAACACATTCAACATATATCTTTTCTTGGCAGTCCAGATACCTTTGTCTGCGATAACTTCTCGTTTCATAACCATCTTCTGTTGAAAGGCATTTGTATAACTNGCGATTTCTTCAAAACACTTTTCAATAAATGGTTCTATCTTACCTTTTGCAACCTTATCAACAAAGTTTAATTTCTGTTCTTTAGTTTTATCTTTACAAAACTTTTCTACTAATTTATCTAGGCACAAATATATACTATCAGTATCAGAAGCAACGATATAATCAATCTTATCTTTTGTTTGTAATATATCATTTACATATTTGTTTACCTTCTCTTCAACATATTGAATAATAAACTGCCCAGCAGTTGTAATCGCTGACGCTTGATTGACATTGTAAAATCTAAAATACTGATTACCAATAGCACCATAAGCACTATTCAATGAAATCTTTTTTGCCCATTGAATATTATGACAACGAGATATTTCTTTTTCATAGATTGGGTCTTTTGTTTTTTGAAAGTCTTTCTTTGCTTGAAACTCTAAACCTTTGTAATGTACTCTATCATTATACATACCTTCCATAATCTTCGGTAAGAAACCTTGACTATCTGTTTTAAACATTGCACCATTAGGTGTAATAGTTGCACCTTCTGTTTGTAAATGAGTAAGAGGTGTAGCGTGTTTTAACATTCTGTCTACAGATATACCATTAGATTTAACACCAATCATCTTTTCAGGACTAATATTATATTGCATAATCAAGTGAGGATATAGTGAGTTAATATCAAACGATACAATCCATTTATGTTGACCAACTTGTGGTGTCTTAACATATGCACCGACATATTTCTCTTCTTTAATATTATCAGTACGAGGTGGAATATGTATATTATCTTTTAATAGATGATTGTAAATTAATGTATCCCAAAGTCTAACTTCTGAAAACACATCTGTATAATTAACTTTTGCCTCATAGGCCATAGTCATAATCAATTCAATCAATCTTAACTTATCTTCTAGTCTATCAACTAGTTCAACATCTTTGATATTGTATTCAACAAAAGATTGAAAATCATTCTTATACCACTCTCTAAAAGTTTCATATGGATTATTATCTTTACCATCACCACCTAATTCTACCTTTGCGATATAATCAAGTTTATAACTTTCTTGTCTTTGTGGAATAAATTTTATGTANAAGTCTAGGTAATCTAAATTAGATATNCCTGTAATCTTAAATATTGTTTGTTGTCTACCTCTAACGGTTAGTTTCTCTTCTTCAATNAAACCCCAAGGCGATAGTTTATTAATAACTTTATCACCTACAAGTNTTTTAGTTCTATTACATAGATAAGGTATATCAAAAAATTTAGTATTCCAACCTGTGATAACATCAGGATAGTTCTTCATCCAGAATTTGAAAAACTCCATTAACAATTGTTTTTCATTAGCACATTCTACATAGGTAACATTATCTTGTTTGACAAGAAATGGTTTAGTACCCCAAGTAATAATTTGTTTGTTAGATTGATTTTTAATTGTAAGACAAATGATTTCTTCTGTCGGATTATTTACATCAGGAAAACCACCTTCAGCAGTTGTCTCAATATCAATTGTAAAGATTTTAATTAAACTTTTATCAAATTCAATTTGTGTTGGATATTCTTTACTGATATATTGAAAGTGCCATCTATCATTACCATATAGTGGACTATTAGAAGTTGCATAACTTCTTTTAAATTCTCTTGCTTTTGAAATACTTTCAAAGGTAATAGGTTTTAGATTGTTGCCTTGTAGAGTTTTATGATTAGTTTGTTCTTGTGTTTGTGCATACATTGTAGGTCTAAAGGCAATCTTTTCTTTAAACTCTTGTCCATCGTGTATACCACGAACCAACAACTTACCTCTATGTTCAACTACATCTTTATAAAAATTCACTACACACTCTCCATACTTCTCAAATATATTTTCAAATTGTTATGTTTCTTTTCTAACATAACATTACAACCTAGTCTGGAATACATTCTATCATATTCCATATTCATTTCTAATATCTCATTTTCTAAACTATTATACTCTACTCTTCCTACTTTGTCAATGTCCTCTCGTATATTAATATGACAAGTACCACAAGCAGTACACCCACCACAATCGCCTGGTACTTCATCAATCGTAGGTTCGGCAAATGTTCTTGCCGCCTCCATAATTGTATAACCTGTAGGTACTATAACTTGTTGTGTCTTGCCGTTCTTACTTATGAAGTTAATAGTTATAGTATCCTTTGTTTGGATACTATCACTCATTAAGTTATTAAACCTGGTCCAGTTAAAATTTTAGAAACTGATTGTTCATATGACGCAAGTAAATCCTGTTTAGGTTCTACTACCGTTATAATCTTATCGTCTTTAAATTTTATTTCTTCTGTTTCAGCATACGGAATGTATGTGAACATACCAAATTTAATTGCTTCGCCTGGTTTAGGCGCTGATGTTGGATAAATGATGTAAGGTTTTTTAACAACTACTTCACCATTGCCTTGACTGAAATCGCCAATTATATCTTCACCTGTAATTATTCGTACTATCTTTATATTTTTTTGCATAATATCTCCATTATATATTAATTGTTAGTCTTTGTCAATAGGTGGTAATCGTTTTGATAAAACAAATGTTCTATTAGGATTAACAGACGCATTGAATAATCTGATTACTTCTCTATTCAGTAATACATCTGAACCAGACCTTGGTCGTTGGTCAAGTCCAAATTCTATATCAGGATATGTGAAACCGTTAAAGGTAAGGTCTAACTTAATTGTTGTTCTAACTTCTGATGGTTCTTCACCTTCTGCATTTGCACGAAAGACATTACTCTCCCCGTACTTCGGTGCTGAATATGTCTTACCATTATACTTCCAGGTTACCTTTTTACCTTCTACTTTAATATTTTCAGCGTGCATTGAACAAGCGTGAGCACCGTTACCAGTATCCATTTTTGCTCTCATCTTACCGATGTCGCCTACTTCTATTGTTTCTAACCAACCTACTTCTGAAATAGATTGTCTGTCCCAATTCTTTCTTTCTGATAACCATTTAATTAAGTTAGTTACCAGTTTATCTCCTTTGATTGCACCACTATTTTCTGGATCCGAATAGAAGTCTTTATAAACATATCCTTCGTATTCTGCACCAGTACCAGGTGAACCATTGACTTCTAATACATAAGGTTTTCCTTTGTGTATAATG